GCTAATGCAGACATCACACATAAGTTAAGTTCATCAGTTCAGTTAAACGTAAACGCAGCAGCAACACAGGTTGAGCGTATTGGTTCGACGTATTCTGTAAGTGGTAACAATGTGACCACACAGTACACACCGTCAGGTGGTAGTGCAACATCATCCATTGGTAGTCTAACTATCAGTAGTGGCGTTGGTTCTATACCTACGTTGTCAGCGACCCAAGCGACAGCAGGGGAAAGTTGGAGCTTTACTCAGTCGTTCACACAAGGTGATGCCATATCAAGTAGTGCACCTACTGTTGGACAGGTTGGAAACTTTTCCAGTCAAGTCTCAACAGCAGCAGGAACAGCGGGTGACCTAGCGGGTACAATCGATACATCAGGAACCATTGCATTAACTGCTGGTGGTGCTGGTACACAAGCGACTGGACAGGTGGTCAGCGAACTAACAGTGAGATAGGTGAGACATATGAGGAGTAACATAAAACTACTTCTTATATGCTTTGCCATGGGCGCAAACCCAGTGTTTGCAGTGCCTGTGGTGCCTAATTTTACACAAGGTAGTATGACGTCTCACACTGAGACGACTACGACAGTCACTGAGACTATAAATTCGATGGATTATAATACTGGGTACCAGTGGACCGCAACAGGCACTGGTGTTACAGCATCTGGTAATCTATCACCAACAACTACAAGTAATAATGTAACTATTGAAGGAGTTGCTTCAACATGGACAGGAGTGGATACAAAACCGACGTTTACACAGACAACGCCAGGTGCGAACTTCCAATTCACAGAGACATACAGCGGACCAGGGTTGTCGAATCACACCGTGATAAATCGAACCACCACTATCCAAAGCGTCACAGACACAACCAGTATCTTTCAGCAATAGGGATATCCCTTGCTATCACTGGGTTTATGCCTAGTGTTCGTGCTGAAACTGTTGGTGGTGTTAGTGCTACTGCATCACCCATCGCTAATAGCAGTGGGTCAGTGACCAATCAAGCTATTCAAGTTTTACAAGGACCGTATATAACAAACACATATGGTAATGGTATCCAGTGTCAAGGTAGTACCCTCAACATAACTCCCTACGTCACTGGATCAATTTCTGGACAAAAACCATACGAAGCGTATTGGAATGACCCAGTGTACGACATACATGACGCTGATGATGACGGTCAGATCGACAATCCAGGGAATATTTTATATTACATGCCTACTCGTACAGGTCAGAAGGATCAACTGAACGCATCTGTTGGTGTGTCTGCAACATGGTCAATACCATTAGATAAAAAGGCACAAGAGCAGTGTAAACTAGCAGTAGAGACACAGATAGCATTACAAACACAAAACATCGCCAATAAAAGATTAGACTTTGAGATAGCAAGATTAAAGAACTGTGGTGAACTCGCCAGGGACGGAATTCGGTTCCACAAAAACTCACCGTATCATAAGATATGTGCTGATGTAGTTGTGGACGGTGTACATGTAGTGAAACCACACGTCCATCAACTTAACCCTTCTTCTTCTTCGGAGGAGAAAAAGGATCTAAACCTTTCTTTTTCCGATACTGATTCGTCTGGATCTCAGAGCGACTTAACTGCCTCGGTGCCTTCTTCAAAATCTTGGTTTGGAAAGTGGTCAATCCCTTTTTTATCGCGGGACGAAAAACCCTCAACAACAGGTCTGCAAGAGGTTTCGCTAGGAGTGCAGATCCCGTAGCAACTGTTGCTATGACTGCGGTGGTACTCACGGTCTGAACGTCTGGTAATAGTGCTTCTAGTGGTGGTATATCCTCATACAATGTCACACAGATTTCCTTATTAGTTACAGGGTCAATCTGTTTTTCAAAACCTGATACTTTCTCTTCCTTGTTCTGTGCTATGTCACCTATTCTAGGTGCATTTGGTCCAGGGCAGGGAAGTTCTTCGTTTGTGGGTGGTATATCTGGTGGTTCTACTTCTGGTGTCTCTGGTGGAGGTGGTGCTTCTACCACAGGTGTCTCTATATCTCTCGTTATTATTAAATTCTCTGGTGTATAGTCCATCGCATCAAAGGATGGCATACCAGCATCACAATATACCTTTGCTCCGTCCTCATCATCTTTGACTAAGTTATTATTTGGGTTCTGTGGTTTGCTTTCTGGGTGTGCTTCTACACATCCAGGCATCAGAATCAAAGGTACACCAACTGGTACCGTTACTGGGTTATAAAATGGCAATGCCCCTGGTGTCACGCTATATCTTTGCGTGATCGGGGGCAATGTTATGTCAAATATATTGACATCGTTTATATTAATCGGTTGTATCAGGGTCACACGCTTCACTCCATTCAGTCGCTATCTGACCACCTATGTCGGCACCTTTATCAGCAGCACCTAGTGCTACAAGACCTCCTAGAACTGGACCTACAAATGGTACAGCAACTACCTTTGCACCAGCAGCAGTACCAACAGCAGCACCTACTACCTTGCCTGTCTGTTCACCACCACCTTCTGCCTTGATGCATGCTACGTTGAGTGCATTTGCCTCTGCCATGCCTAGTACACCTAAATGGGTCTTACCATCCATTGTATACTCATCTACAACAGTAGTTTCTGTTTTCTTTGTTAGACCTTTGACCTTAGTTGATGTGCTCTTGACCATAGTTTTAGGGTCATTTGCTTGATAACTTACCTTATACCCATCCTTAGATGCTGATATAGCATATGATGTATATGGTCCTACTGGTGGACTGATAAGTGGTATCTGGTCTTTAACTCCGACTCGTGATACGAGGAGTGCAATCATACCTATATGTGAGAGTCCCACTAGACCACCCACTGTCGCTATAAGTATGTTTCTGCTCTTCATTTTAGTGGTAAAGCGGGTCCAGAGAAGTCGGGTAGAGCGTCTGGAACCATGTCAGGTAACGAACCAGACACTGCACCGAGTGCTGCTCCTGTTACTTTTGTTTTAATATCTTCAATGATTGCATCCTTACGGATGAATACATATCCACCGAGTCCTACGACTCCAAGTGCCACTACACCACCAAAAATGGCGATAGCATTAACGATTTTCTGCATTACTTTTTACCTTCTGTTTGCATGTACTTGCATGTTGTTCCTTTGGGTGAGTCACCATTCTTTTTGGACGTGGCGACACCGAAAGTGGCAAGTGTTCCTGTGAAAACGCTGGCTATGAAAGTGGGATCGATGTTTGTCTTAGCAAGTCCTGGGACCTGTAAGTAATTTATAGTGAGGATCGCAGCGGACCATCCTAGAATCACCAGACGAACCAGTGTTGCAACTGCATCGTCGTCTCTCTCATGCTTAACTATTTTCTGTTCTGGTTGTACGACCTCTGTCTTCGCTGTTGACATAAGATAGAGGGGGTAGCACCTTTATTTAGACAATTTATCATTTCCAATATACATTTCTTCAATTCCTTTCTTAGAGAATAATTCTTTCGCTTCCCACATTTTAGATGCTATTGGTTTACCACCCATATTCAGTGATGTATTGAGTAAAACAGAGTCACCTGTCAGTTCTTTGTACTTACGAAGCAACTTAGCAAAAGAATCATCACCTTCCACTGTTTGTATGCGGCTACTGCCATCCACATGTGTCACAGACAACAATTCTTCGTCGTGAACGTATGCACATGTGTTCATATATGGACTCTTACCCTTAAATTCAAAGTATTTCTGTGTGTCTTCCAGTAGTACCGCAGCACCGAAGGGGCGGAAGTGTTCTCTATGTTTAACCTTACTGTTCAATTCGTTCTTAGCGTTCGGTAATCTGGGGTTTACAAGGATAGAACGGTGTCCTAGTGCTCTTGGACCTATCTCACCATGACCTTGGTACCAACCAACAATTTTACCCTGTGCAAGTGCCTCTGCTGCCTCTGCAATGGTCTTATCAGTGGGTTCTTCGGGTGCTTCATCGTCCTGCCAGAAGGGGAACCCAGTAGTATCGAAGGGTTCTTCATGGAACTTCTGTCTTAAAAATTCTACTGCACCTAGTGATAGTCCACAATCGTTAGCATGAGGTGGAATTCGTACATCTATGCCTGATTCATGCAGTTTTCCATTAAATACAGAGTTTTGTGCTACACCACCAGTATATGTTATAGGTCCGTCACCAGTGCGAGTCATGTACTCTACCAGTTTGTCACCAGTTATCTCATGTACAGTGCGTAACCAGTTAATATCGAACTCATTATCCCATTTCCTGATCCATGAGTCATAATTCCAAATTTGTTTGATCTCTTCAATACTATACTGATCCATCAGGTTATAGTAGTTGGGTTCATTCATGCCATATGACTGTAATCCCATCACTTTTCCTGCTAAATCTAGTCCCCACTCGTCTGCGGTGAACCCACAAGTCCTACCTACAAATGCCATTTCAACACCGATAGAACCAGTCTTCTTGACACTGTGTGAACTCTTTAATTTACCGTTCAAATACAGTGAATGTGACCTATCATTGTTCCCAAACCCATCAAAGACATAGTTTACCTTGGGTATGTCACCAAGCATCCATGTGCTCAACACATGTGCCCAGTGGTGGTCGACTGCATACGTCTGACATGGCAGTCCTAAGTCTAAATCTCTATAATTTTCGTTCTCTGCGAAACAAATCTTGTCTGTGATCATAGCAATAGCATCTATGTCACTTAATTTTACACCCCAAGAATCTAGCACATCTGACCACTGCCAAATGTTGTCGTATCCATGGTGTTTAATGCCGAAAAGACGCTCAGTTGCACAATACTTTACTGTTTTACCGTCAGTATATGTAATGTTGGAATCATGATCATCAATTCTTAATCCTAAGAATTTCAATGTCTGTCGTATTCAGTTCGTTTATGTTTTTTATACACCTTTTTTAGTGCTTTTCGCTCTATTTTAAGGTGTTGGTATGCCTCTTCTGCTCCTAACTTTTTCCCCATCACCATTGCATGAAGTGCTTCTACTCTCTTAGCGTAGAGGTAAAATGCTGATTCAAGATTGGTTGACTGAGAGTACATTAATGTGAAGTTTCAAGGTCTGCTGTCTCGCTGCCTTTCAATCTAACGTAAGACAACTCGTCGTTGTAAGAGTGCATGATCTTTTCCCATATCATAAAGAAGTCATCCTCTTCTAAGTTCTTAAAAATAGGTCGATCTTTCCAATATATGTGATATGTGTGCATTTGCATATTTGTGAACAAATAATTTTAACATGCTTACATTATATAGTCAACCTATTCTCCCAGGGTGTGCACCACTGGTTTCTCATGCATCAATACCTTGTATAATTTAGGTACAGAAGCACAAGATACAGGTATAAATTCAGACTCACTATCGAATCCTTCATACCTCTGTGACTGGTTGATTACAATAGACCCTGACTCACCTGATTTAGACCTATGATAGGTCATTTTAGGTATCATTAGGGCACCACTAGCACGATTGAGGTGTACTATGTGGTATGGATATTTCCAGTCAAAGTTTACTAACTCGAACTGTCTCTCTCCTGATACAACTCTGTTGTAATCGTCCTGATATTTGTGAATATAGAACTGTTTTGCACCTACCATATCATCAGGTGGTGATGTAGCAGGACCATCATGTATCACTAAGTCAGATGCATTAGATTCTTCCACAGAAATGTCATAAAATATGACATCTGGGGTCTCTCTGAACACCCGATGCTTCTTAAAATGGACTTCGCTCATTGTAGTTTATCTCCATGTCATCGAGTCCTTTGACCTCTGATGGAGTTGTTTTAATTGTTGCCTTTATCTTAGCATCTTCTTCCCATTTTTGCAATAATTCCTCTGCCTGTGCGTCAACACTTGTCATTTCCATGTCGACCTTACCTTCTATCCATTTCTCTTTCAACCACTCTATAAGTGCCTGTGCTAAAAAAGAGATAGGAAAGCGTTGTTTGCTTGCCCACCTCTCATATTTGACGTACCATGGTT